ACAGGTAGGGGATTGGGTGTCCAAGTTATACCATCGGGAGAAGTTGCTGAATAAGTTCCTGCAAAGGCACCCCCAATAGCACAAAAGTAAGAACCATTCCAAGCTATGTAAGACCAAACAGCAACAGTGGGCATAGCCCCAGCATGTACTATCCAAGTAACCCCATCAGAAGAAGTTGCTGTGTTCTGTCCGCTACAAATGGCACAAAAATTAGTGCCATTATATGCCAGAGCTTTCCAGGACTGACCGGAACCCAAAGTAGTTTGCATCCAAGTAGACCCATCTAATGAGTATGTGGCAATACTTGATCCAAGAGCTATGACCACAAATCCTGAAGAACTGGGCTCTGCGTCTACTTGAACTTTATTAATAAAAGTATTGTTTAACATTGTCTTATCATCTAATGGTGGAGCTATTCTTGTACTTGTTATAGGATACCCAAAATCATCATAAAAACTAGAATTCATTTCATAGATTTTACCATCTAGATAAGAAGTAAGGTAATGTTTATTATTAAAGTAAAAATAAGTGTCACCAATATGTCTTCCAGGATTAGAATAATTAAATGGGTATGTCATTACTTCAGACCATAAATTAGTACTGGTATCAAACTGATAAGTAGACCCATTCCCCCCATTATCACTTGGAAAAGTCCACCGAACAAACTCATGCCCTTCTTGAGTGAATGAGTAGCCCCAAGCATCAGAAATACCATAGCTAAGAGCAATCTGTGCAATTAAATACGTAATAGCGGGGGTACTTACAGGGACCACATTGTACCCACTAACTGCAACCGCCGCATAAAACTCCCCTTGGTCATTGTTCTTGTGTGTGGCTAAAGCGTAAATTGTATTATTAGCAACAACTACAGAATATCTTGACACAATCCCAAAATCAAAAGAACCTCCAGAAGCCCTCTGAAATAAAGGGGAGCTTGCTCCTGTTAAGCCCCAAATTTCTGTGTGATTTTGACCAAATAGCCAAAGTTCATTATGTACAGAACACACTGCCATTAATGTGTCAGGTAAAGCATCGGCTGTGGAATTATCTAAGGAAGAAAAAATGGATCCTGTTTTTCCATAAAGAGAGGAAACGGAATACTGGTTTCCCCCAATATCCATTATAAAATAACCACTTAAAAAACAATTTGTGTAACAAGAAGTTATTCCTATTTCAGAATTAAGTAACTCTGCAAAACTTGTGCCATTAAAGCCACTCCCAAAAACAGAATACAAAAAAGGACCATAATTAGATAATATGACAGTAGTATCATTCCCATAGGCTATTCTATCGGTAGTCCACCCGCTGGTCAAACCTGTGGGGTATGCAATTAATGACCAAGTTATACCATCATAAGAACTAAAATAATTATCGTAAGATGGGCCAATGGCAATAAATGCAGTTCCCGTCCACGTAACAGAAGATAATGGTACATTATAAGCTGTACCTGTGGCTGTCCAACTCAACCCATCTGTAGAATAAGCCATAGTTGTTCCTGTGGCCACTGCAACAAACGTTGTGCCATTACAAGCAATGCTCGTCCAATTAGCTGCGGAGGGCAGTGTCCCCGTAGAGTAGGTAACACCAATATAATAGGAATTGTCATTTGTAACTGCTGTATACGTGCTATTGCTGGCTATAGCACACATTGTATGTCTTGCTATGGATGTTTCTGTGGCCGCAATCGTCTTCACTGCAGAGGCAACCCAATTAGCACTATGTGGTAAAGCCACAGACGTCCAACTAGCATTTGCATGATTAGTATTAAGATAAGCTGACACATTACTATTATGAGCTATTGCCACATAAGTGGGGCCACCACTAACAGTTTCTATACCTTGCACTGTACTCCAATAGGCATTAGCTCCAGGAGAAGGCAGTGTTGCGTAAGAAGTCCAAACCTTTCCATCGGGGGAAAAAGACACACTGTTACTATTTAAAACATTAGATGGAGAACAAAAAAATAAACTAGAGGCGTAGGAAACACAGGCTCCCGTTGTATTACTATTAAAAGTCCAAGAAGTCCCATCTATTGATGTTGTTACCCCCTTTGTACCTACGGCAACAAATAATGGGCCTGCTAAATTTGCATTATCCGTATAAGCTATTTCCGACCAATTTAAAGGGTAATTTGAGTTTAAAGTTCCATTAGCTGCCCAAGGAGATGTGGCCCCAACGTTATACACGTAAGCGTTAGATCCATCAGTTATGAGTAATTCATCCCCCCCAGTGGGTGACAACCCATTATCGGACATAACTACCCTTCCCGTGGTTGTACTTAAAGGGGAGATGCTATTTAAAATACTAGAATAAGTCCCATTAGAATTAAGTGCATATAAACTATTACCCATTACTTGGTAAGTGACTCCATTAAATACATGACTCCCCCTTACAACACCAGGGGCAGTTGTCCACACATGGCTCCCGGGGGTGCCCACAAGTGTGTAGGGGGAATCGGAATCTGCACTTGTTGCTTCTGGAAAGTAATTTATACACCTTGACGAATTATTACGTGGAGACCGCCCCTGATAACCTGGTGACACGATGCTTACTTTAGACAATTATATTTCTCCTTTAACCTGCATAGCCGTCACTGTAAATATTGTATGAGAACTGATTACCCGGGAAACTAAACCCGGCCACCCCCTTACGATTTCTACTTGAAATCTGCTCCACAATTCTTTCTCCCTCATGGGCTTCTTCAGCAACATCTTTTGAAATGGGTTTTCCGAAAGCAATACAAATCTCGGCTGCTAAATTATAAAGAAGCGCCTTCAAATATACAGGGGGAAATGTAATAACGCTGGATAAACTGGCAAACTCGGTAAATGCCTTCTCAGATATAATAAATAATGTATAGCTACTAGAACTATCCGGTATGGGGTAGAGATAAATCGTCCCCGTTTGAACTGCTTGTTGTGTTTGACCGGGGTCATAAAATAGTGACATAGGCGTACCCGCATTACTAGCTATAGACTTATCATCGTAAGAGGCATAAGTATTGCGGGGAACTACGTCAACATTGTAATCTAGGTTATTTGTATCTCGTATAAAAGCACTTACTATTTCAAATGGCTTAGAGGTATTAAATACCCCACCAACGCCTATAGTATAACTCCCTGTGCCTGCCACTATAGGGAAGCTCTCTTGAATTTGAGCGGAGGTAAGCAAGGCTCGACCAGCCCAAGAATCAATCATAGAATTAAGTAAATTTAAAGCAAATGTCAACTGACTGTTTGTGGGAGACTCATCAATTCCTAATATCCCCCCAAGCTGCATTGACATTATAATCAAATCTTGGGCTGTATTAATGCTCATTTACTACTCCTTCGGTTTACGCCCCCTCCGTGAAACAATGGGCTCTTCGGTCTCTTCCGAAACTTCAGCCACTATGGGTGTTTCAGCTACAGGTGTTTCAACCTTAACAGGCTCTTCAATGACAACAAGAGCGGGGGCAGCAGGTTCTCCCTCTGCAATAACAGGAGCAGCCTTCTCAACCCCGATCAATTCATCCAATTCCCCACGCAAACGAATGTATTCTTGCTGATGAAACTCAATCTCAGCCTTTAAATTATCAACTGCACTCGCTGCTACAGGAGAATCGCTCCACCCCTGAGACTTTTTAGTAGCATATTCGTTATTATCCTGAACTAGCAGGTAGCTACCATCAGAACTGAACAACATCCTCGGAAAACCAATAATCTCAACCATAAATGTCCCCTTGTTTTAATTTATTTGCCTTCAATTCGGTTCTTTTTAGCCCTGTGAGCTGACTTTTCAAGCTTTTTGGCTGTCTTTTTCTTAACTAAACCGCTGTGTTGCTGCAAAGCGATTAAAGGGTGTCGCCCAGCTTCAAACTTATGGGCGTGATCTTCTTTCACTTTTACCTTACCCTTATCTTTACCCTGACTTTTGTGAGAAATATCAGGAATTGTCTTATGTTTTAGCTGTTCATCCTTATTACGTCGCTCAATGAACTGCTTTGTACTCTCTTTCTTCTTACTTGCCATGAACCCTCCTGGTTATTTCATTGAAAACGTGTCACCCTCATGCAAAAACTTCTTACGTTTAGCCCCATCTTTCTTTAAATCTTGCCGTATACGATCTGTAAACTTCTTATTTTGTTCAGCTATACCAAAAAACTTATTGGCTGTTTGCAACTTTTCCTTATTATCTGCTTTATTAAACTTATACTTAGGCACCTTAAACTTAGTGGACTTCACTTTATACTGCGGGATGTAGTCTTCTTCCATTTCGTCATACTTTTTCGCCATGATAACCTCTACTTTTTAAAAGAAAGAATCTTGTTTCTTTTTCTTATTGCGCTTGGCCATAAAATCTTTAATTGGCTCTTCTTTACGCACCTTAATGGATTTCAAGGCTTTAAGCTTAGGAACCTTCATTTTAGGCAACTTAACCTTTTTAATCTTCTTCTTTTTAAACATATCCAGTGAATCCGACATTACAGATCTCCTTAAAATAAATTGGGTCGGGCTGAGACGAGACCATTTTTATTTAAAGTATGAGATCAATCGCTCATACCCGACCCAAATGCGTGTTACTTCGTGTTACTGCGAGACTTCTTGTTACGATCCATCACATCAGCTTTCGTAGTCGAAAACGGAGCATAAGTATAACCGGAATCATGCACCTTGCTTTTCGGCGTCGGATGAGGAGCAGAACCTGTCTTCATCTTCGCGCGCGAACCCCCCGTATTGGGGAAATGAGCCTTAACCTTTTTCAAGGAACCTGTAGCCATTTATATTATTCCTCCTTTCTTACGTAGTCAGACTTCAAGTGGGGAGTACAATACCCCTGGGAGTTTACTGTTAAAAACATTCCATACCTTGCTGCAATTCCTTGTCTATAATTAGCGTCTTTGTAAGTGGCCGTTTGCCTATTATCCTGACAAATTTCTAAATTGTGTATATTATACTTCTTTTGCTTCAACTTAGGTGAAATATCTTTTAATAAATCAAACATTTCCGGGGAGATATCATCGGTTATTTCCGTGCTTGCCCGTTTCTGCAATGGCATAGCGGCTCCACACAAATCACAAAGTTCTCGCTGTTTAGAAAAATCAAGGGGGCTTCTGGTCCACCATTCGGGCTCTACTGGCCAACCATAATTAAGACCCAACACGCCATTTAAAGCCGCAGCAACCTCACAAAAAAAGGCTCCTTTAGGAGTTATTGATGCCGACCAGGAATTTTGGACCCAGCACTCATCTTGAAGTATTCTCTTAGTCCACTGAGGGATAGGGATTTCTCGTGCTGAAACTAATACAGGAGCATGAAGAATATCATCCCGTGTTTGGTCATTTAAAAAGATGTTCCCAAAAGTCATTTCTATAACTTCTCGGTAATGTGCAAATCCCTTTGGAAAACACGTCCAAAGTCCACACTTCTCTTTAGGTATTTTGCTATGAAGGTATTCACACATTTCTTTAAAATGAGGGTGCAAAATAGGGTCTCCCCCAATCATCCCCACCATTGAATTAAAACCCACCATAGAATCAACTGCCTGTTTAAACTTCTGCATTGACATATTCCAAGGAGTAGAATGACCAATTAAATGGGTACATCCACTGCATTGTTTAGTGCAATGAGAGGTCACATCAATTTGGACCGTTTCCATTCGACAGATACTTCTCACAACGGAACCCCCCAGCTTTCAAACGTCCTAAATATCTTTTCACTCTGGGGCAATGTGCTTACGAAATCTTTTAAGCTAATAGTGCCATCCCAAGTATTCACAGTTGCATTTACACTATTGATTTCTTCCGTATAAATTGGACCATATACAGCAAAGAGAATCCAAGACAATAGGGTTTTACGCAGCAATAGAAGCTTCTTTGCTGAGGTCATAGCATACATATGGTAAAGATATCCAGCACCCGCTTTACGTGCAGCCTCTAATTCAGGAAGAAGAACATGCTTAAGGTTGTAACGACTAATATTTCTCGAAACCGTATAATCATCTAGCAAGTGTTCCGATGTAACCCCATTAGCTTGTTCTTGTGCTGTAGGAGTGATGCTTACAATAGCTTCAGCTTTAGTAATATCACTATTTTCAAGTGGGTGATAGTAGTCCCGAGCCCAATCTGAAAACACTGCACACCAATTACCTTTACCCGTAAAATGTCCGGCTCTCAAAAATACTCCGTCTGGTTTAAACCGCATGGGCGTAAAATCGCTCCCATAAGAAGCTGTTGTACTTTTATCCAATAGTACAGTAGGATCCCAGTAGTCCCTGTGAATCAGGGCATCCACATCTAGAAATATATTCCAATCGGCACCGCTCTTCTTAGCTAAATCATAAATTTGAAACTTCTCATAAGGAATTGGGTAATCGGGAAACTTGCGGTCTTTTATCTCCACAAACTCAGCACCGATCTTTTTTGCATAATTTTTCATTAAGGGCAATGTCATAGCGACTATTTCAGGCTCGTACTGCTTACCTTCTTCAGTAGGTACATTAAGAGTATATAAGATTTTCTTCATTTTAAATCTTTATTCCCCCGTTTGTTTTTGAACAACTGGTTTATTAATCTTTTCAAATTCCTCTTTAGTTGACCACCCAGTAAAACCATGATGAGTTTCCCATGCGTAGCCAATCATATTTAATTCTTCATCTGAGTAATTAATAATTTCATCATTTGTGAAATCATAATCTGTTGGCTTTTCTAACCCCGGTTTCCAACCTAAGTATTCCCCACGGGTTAGTGCCTTAGCTACAATACCACCCACACGATACCATTCCTCGTAACCTGCGTCCATCTTACACTCCCTTTAAGTTATTTAGCTGGTTCTGTCGGGGTAGCAGAAGCTTCGGTAACTGCCGCATCCACCGCAGCAACCACAATAGGAGCAACAACCGCTTCAACCGGAGCGACTTCACTAACCACCTCTTTCAACTGCTTGTCACCTTCCAAATAAGCAATAGCCGCTTTAATCTGAGCCTTAATTTTATCAATATCTTCATCCAAAGCCTTAAAAATCTGAAGCATAATACCTCCTTTTAATGTGTTTATCTCTAGAATTACTTTAACATGATCTCATAAAAAATCAACAACTTTAATAAAAAACTTAATAAAAAGTGGGCAGTTTAACGACCTGCCCAGGTCGAATCCCCGCAAGGGAGGATAAACTTACGCTCCTTTGAGAATACCTGCCAACACTAACGATTGCTGCACTTCATTCTGCAGATCAATCGACTGATTCAATGTCGGGGAGGCCGGAAAACTGCAAGAACTCGCCAACACGTTAGCCGACAAAGTCGGTGTATATGTGGGGAAGTTTGCAATCAAGTAGCTTTCCGCCGGAGGTATAATAGCACCCGCAGTGTGATTAATAAACGTAATACCCACTGTGCTAGTGCTATTTGCACGCGCCTGGGGCTGAACTGTGATCCCAGGAGTAAACGAAGGCTTATTCACAACTACCGTGCTATTAGCCGTTAACGTCACATTGCTAGGCAAGGTAAATATTTGCTCCGCCACAGAAGCCGCAGCCACCGATGTAGGAGTAATTGTAAACTGCGTAAGCTGCAACGGTGAAGGAACATTAATCTTATTCACCGTGTAGTTATAAATAGTGTTGGCCGGAGTAGCACCAGCAATACCAGCATAAGCAGTCAACGAGAACGAGTTAGCCGCAGTAACACCCGGAGTAAAGGCCACGTTAGCTTGAGCCGTCAATGAAGATGCAGAAATAACGGTATCCTGAACAACAATGCCGGGGGTAGCCAGAGCAGTCACACCCGTAGTATTCGCCGCAGCCGCAGTCAAGTTAGCTTGGTTAGCAGAAATCCCTATAATAGAACTCATTGCAGGAATTTCATTCAGTGCCAAAAATGACCAAGTTTCATTAGCTGTAGGAGTCACGTTAGCTGCACCCGTGGTGAACAGAGTAACACCCACTTGGTTGTTATTAATCACGCGGCAAGTCCCCAAGCCCAAATTAGCTTGGAATGTGGGCTTGCTGGCCAAGGCCAACATACCCAAAGATATAGTGTTCCCGCCAATAAAGCTGATAGTAACCTGTCCCTGAGTGTAACCCGATCCCCACGTAAGCACCTGAACACCCACAACCACACCACCACTAACAACAGCCACGGCTGTAGCTCCACTTCCACCAGCCGCTGAAGAAGGCCCTGTCTGTGCTGTAGGCGTGATAACCACTGTTGGGGGAACCAAATAGTTTGTCCCACCCGCCGTCACATCAATACGACTAATCTGACCACCAGTCACAGTGGCCGTGGCAGCCGCACCCGCGCCCAACAAATTAAACACAACTTCCGTGTTATTTGAAGCAGGAACAGCCGACAACACACCACTGTTAGCTGTGACCACGTTCAAATTACGTCCCACCGTCACACTGTAGGTTTCAGAACCATTTGCCGTAACAGTTCCGTTGGGGCAAGAAAAGTTTGTCAAAACACCGTTCGCGGCAGTCAAAAGACCAACACCATAGGCAATGTTAGCCTGCGCTGTTGGTTTAGTAATACCAATGGGGAAATCTGTTGCCAACACGCCTGTCGCTGTAATAGTCTGATTAGCCGTTGTATTTGCCGCAGTAGCACCCAAAGCTCCACCGTTTGCGTTGTAATTAGTAATTGCACCCACGCCACCACTCTGAATCATGGACTGCATCGGGTTAGTACGAAGATCTGGAGAAGCCACATTAATAAACACACCATCAGGGTTATTGTCCCCCAAAACCTTTCGAATCGTTGTTACTTCCAAATTAGGACTTGTAGGCATATCTTAATTTCCTCCTTCAAGGAAAACATAAATTTAAGTACAGTGAAACTCTAACTTAACCCCAAATGACTGTAGAGAACTCCGGACGCAAAGCCGCCCAACCAGCAAGCACGTCAATACGGCAAGGATAAGCGTCATTTGTAATATCATACTGCCGAATAATACGCATCGAGATACCATCATAAGTTTCACGAGCCGCAAAGTCCGTCCCACCAGGCATAATCAAATCGGTAGTAGCCAAAGTAAAAGCGTCCTGATGATAAGCCAAGTTCATCACAAACGTTGTGCTGGCCGCACCAGCAAAAGTAATAGCAGACCCAGCCGCAGGCGAAATAGTGGTTGTGCCATTGGACACTGTGGCCGCAATCGGAATAATCGCCGGATAAATACTCAAAGTAACCACACCACTGGCATTGGCCTGAGCCGCCGCAAGCACTGTGAATTGCGCTGTCAACCCTGTATCTTGCTGATTTTCCGGGTTAACACTATCAACACCAGTGATCTGGAACTTCTCACCGTAGTTAATTGTGGCATTTGCACCAACACCACCAATAGTCAGAGTGGAACCTGTCTGACCACTTGTAGAAACCTGTCCAGCAGTAGCCGAACGAGTACCAGTCACAATGGTGTTCACGTTTTGGTCCATGCCAAACTCAAACCCCAGTGCTGTACCCATCACGCCCTTACGGTATTGCTCTCCCAACGAAGAAGCATCTTGAAACAACCCAGACAAACCAGAAACCGATCCAGCTTGAGCAGCAGGGTTCAAAATAACCCGACGATTCTCGTCACGAGGAGTGGCTTGGTTATCCAGCATCATACCGGCATTAAGGAAAATCTGTGGGGCATTAACCGTAGCAATACCAGAGCCTGTGTTAGCCCCTGCTGTTTGCCCAGGAGTACCCACGTAGTTGAAAGTCTGTTTAGCCAAAGCCAAACCATCATAGTCAATAGACGAAGCAATACGAGCCATGGCAGGAGACAGAATACGTTTGCTGAAATCATCCAAGGACAAAGTCAATTCCGTAGAAGTAAAGTTCACCGCCACGTTGTATTGCTTATTCAGCGTCAAAGGAACAAACGTTTCCTGTGTGTTCTGAATAGAAATAGCCGAACCGTTAGAAACATAATATGTGTTGGGCTTACGAACGTTAATGGTGCTACCAATCTTCGCTCCAGTGTTACCAAACTCCTGGGAATACTGTCTGTTACCTTTATGTTCAGTAGAAATCGTTACTTTCTACCCGCCTAGTTAAAGGCTGCTACACGTCACCATGTAGAGCAGGTCATATCACAATCCAAAAAAATCCATAAAATCAATATTAGGATAGTAATTGGATTTGCTCCGCTTCGGATCACTTGATCCTACTCCCATTTTGGGATGACCGTCACACGTTCCTTGATGAGGACAAACACCGTGGTTATTCTTTTTACCAAATTGGCAATTCATACAAAGAATCTGAAATCCTTTAGGAAATTTATTCTTCTTTAACCAATTATAAAAAGAATCACTATTACCGTGTATCTTTCTCATAGCGTATCCATCATTGTTCATATGGTCGATAGAAAGAAAACTCACTTCCGTTTCGCCACAGCAAGCACAAACAAATCCGCCATAAGCCATATACACTTCTTCTTTTAACCTTTTACGGTGTTCTTTAGTTTTTAAAGAATGATAGGCACGTACTTCTTCAGGGTTCATTTCTAAACGTTTTTCTCTATAGGCTTTTTCTTTAGCGTGTACCGTTTCACTATTCACTTTTCTATTATTCCTTCTCCAGGTTTTATTATATTCTCTATACTTTTCTTTAATATGTTCCCTGTTACGGATATGCTTTTCTCTAAAATAGCGTTGGGTACATTCCTTACACCTATTCTTACCCTTGAAAGGCTCTATCATTTCTTTACTGCAAACTCTACACTTCATCAAGGCTTCGCTCGGGATTGTCTTTTCCTGTGAAACTTCTTTTTCTTTCAAAGCTTCCATTTAAAGAGTTCCCCCGAATTCAAAGCATTTATTCAATAAGCATTACTGCTTAAGGGCGCTATTTAGTTAACGCCTTTCGCAAAGACTAAGTTATTGTGCAAGCCTGTATATTCAATTGATGTCGCTAACATCAATCCGCTCAATAGAGCTGCTGTAAGTTTCCCTACAGAGTAGGTCATATCATCATCCATTTCTGGATGCGCTCAGCTTCAGGCCGCTTGGCCCTACTCCCCTTCGGGATGACCGTCACACCTTGTTTGATGTGGGCAAATTCTTTAACTACTTTGCCACACTTCTTACACACCAAACCTTGGCTCGGGGTTGTCATATCATCTCCTGATAAGAGGTCCCCCGAATTCAAAGCGTTCTTCAGTGGGTATTACTACCCAGGGGGACCATTTAATTAATCCGAAGTGCTTCTCGTGTAATCATGGTCGGTGTTAGAATCTGATTAGGCATAATCTTCCTTTTCCAGCACCGCAAACACTAACTCTAATTAAATACGTTTTAATTTAACCCTATTGCCCACCTTAACAGTTGTTTCTGAAATTCTACGTGACATCCAATCATCGATGCTTTGCTTATCAGGATCAACCGTAACAGGCGCGGCACTAGCATTAACCGTTTTAATAGGCTCTGGTGCTTGCGACACTTGTTTTGTTTGTTTTTTTACGGGCTCGTTATTCGTAGACAACTGAGCCTCTATCTTACCAATTTCTCTAACTGCTGAAGCAAAACTCATTTGCCCAATCTTCTCAATGATGCTGGGATTCTTGGCCAAATGGTAAGCTACTTCAGGACCTATCTCACTTTCCTTAATAGCTTGTAAAACCCCCGTGTTAACATTAAATGGGGTAGACCTTATTACCTCATCGTAGTCGGGCAACTTTTCTGCTTGTACTTTAGCTACACGAGCATAAAAAGCACTGTCAATGCTCTTTTGCTCTTTGTCACGCTGAACTTTTACTTCTTCCTGCTTACGTGCATTTTCTTTCACTTGCATGTTATACGTAATCTTTGCTTCTAAGAAATCATCGTAATTCTCATAATCGTTCACTTGCGGTGGCTTAGTTCCATCTACCGTTTTGGGTTGCGCCGTTGCTGACACAGCCTGCTTATTACGCTCTTCTAACTGTCCACGCAAATTAGCAGCTTCCTCCGCTTTTTGTCGGAGTTCCTGCTCTGCTTGCTGTGCCCTTCGACGAACTTTCTTTAGCTCTTCAACCACTTGAGAATCTTCCGCAGGTTCCGATCCTGTTTTTTCGGGGGTTTTGGTTTCCTCAACGGGTGAAACTAAAGCTCCTTGCTGTGCAGAGGCCGACTCCGCTGGTACGCTAAGTTGTTCTGAACTCTGTTGCTCCACTACGGGGGCTTCTACTGTTGTGGGGGCCGATTCCACGGTTCCGGCTGACTGCTGCGCTGTTTGTACTTGGGGGTCGTTCCCATCACTCATTTATTGCACTCTCCTTTTTATTTTCTTTCTTTGTTGTATTTATACAACAGATATCTTAAAAAAGCAAACAAAATAATTAACAACCCTTAATAAAACTTAGGACCCATCGAAGAACTCCCGTTTTTAACCCATGTTATTTCTAAAGTATTTGGACGAATGGGCCACCCACCATATGTTCCTGGCCAATAAGTAGGATACACAGGGTATGGTACATATTGAATCTCCTTTTTAACTTCCTTCTTTTCTTCTTGCACCAGCTCAATTGAAATGGGGCTTTTAAAAGAAGCAATCACATCCCCAGGAACTTCTCTATGAAAATGGACAATATCTAACGTTCCATTATCGTAACGATAACCATTTGCCTCAATCCAATGAACATTGTTAGCACTATCAATAACTTTATACATTGCTACCTCCCCTTTCGTACAGATGAATAAAAAGCCCATCCATGGGCTCCTGATTTTTTAGGACTGTTTACTTCTGCTAAAACTTTATTACAACAAGTACATTTAGGCAAATTTTCATAAGCATCACATGCCTCTATTATATTTTTACAAGCAGTTCTTATACAACGGTGTAAACCTAAAGACACTGTTAAAGAATCCCCTTTTCATACATATCAAATTGGTGTAGGAAAAGCTTTTTCATTTCCTTTACATCCATTAATTCCTTTATAAAACGTTCGTGTGTAGTAGCTTTACCCATGGCCATTATTTCTCCTTTTCAAATTTAACTAAGGTGTCCTCATAATCAACCCAGTCCACACCCAATTCATGTGCCATAGTTCTTTCTATATTTGTAGCTACAAAATGCTCTTTAACATAGGGTGCATTTTTATCATCTCCAGGCTCATCGTCTTCAGTATGCTTACCTTCTAGACGATCTTTTTCATATTGAATATCAAAAGCATCAATATCCTCAATTTTTATACCCCGATCTTTAACTAAAGCCAACTCAACAAACTCGTGTAACAAAACCAAGTAGTTGTACTTCCAATTACCTGTATCAGTAACCCGAAAATGAAGTATGCCCCCCTCTTCCCAATAATCGCCGACGGTTTCATAGCGTTGCTCTTGATGATCTATTGACTGCATTTCAACTTTTTTAAACATTTACATTACCCACCTTGTTGTTGTGTCCCAGGTTGCTGGGCCATTTGTTGCTGCGCCGCTAACTGCTGATTAAATCCCTCGTCCGCTGGGTGATTCGGCGCTTGTAGTTCCGCCTCTACATCGAGTATCTGTTTCTTTATACCACTATTTGTTTCTCCTATTTCCTTTTGCAGTTTAACCAATTCCACCTGCAACTTAATTTGCTCTGTCTTCTGCTTTGCGCCTTCCACCTTCGTCTTCGCCAAGTCTACTTGAGCCTTGGGCGGTATCGGGGCGGGGGGTACAGGAGCTTGTCCCGGACGAGGGGGCATAATATTTTGAGGTATCATGCGCCGTATAACTTCGGCATACTCATCAGCCCCAGGAAAGTCACAATTTTTCAGAATAAAATACTTATCCACGGGGCTCATATTACGGGCCATAGCCAACTTAACCATATTATCTACTGCCTCTGCCCGTTGAGTAGCAAAGGAAGGCCCTGAAGATATAACTACATCATACTTCCCTACTGTAATATCATTAAAGGCCGTTGTATCAGTACCTTCCTTTTTAATTGTGTT